AATAGAATTAAAAGATATGGGTCTGCTTTAATAGGATTTTACTGAGGGTCAATTCTGCTTTAAGAAACATGCGTGGCTAACCTGATACTTGGTTTAGACGTTTCAACTTCAGTGACGGGTGTTTGCATCATCGATCCAGGGACGTTGTCCGACGATCGAGGATCTCACATACTTCACCTAGATCGAATCGAGTTCAAAAAATGCAAGACGTTATGGGAAAAGGCGGACACGGTCGCCGTTGAATTATCGAACTTATTGGAGAAATACCCTGGAGCCTATCGAGTCGCCCTCGAGGAACCTCTTATGGGATTCCAGAAAGGAATGTCATCGGCCGCTACTATCACTACCTTGATGCGCTTCAACGGCATCACGTCCTATATCTCTCGTGAAATATTCAAGGTAGATCCAGAGTACATCGCCTCTTCTTCCGCCCGAAAATTGTGCGGGATCAAAGTGCAGAGGACATCGATCGCCGGAATGAGCGGAAAAGAACAGGTCTTCAAATACATGGCTAAACACGACTTAAAACACGTTCAGTGGCCGCTAAAAAAGAACGGTTCTCCTGTCGACTGGTCACGTGATGCAACAGATTCTTACGTGATAGCCAAGGCTGCTTTAGTTTCAGCGCCTTGAAAAATGTCTGATCCACGGTTTACGATAGTACCGTGGTCCATAGTCTAACGGACAAAATAAAGTTTTTTGAATCGATATTTGGTCGCGGTCGAATCTCAAGCAGCGGTGTTAACTTCGACGTAAGATGTCCGATTTGCGCGCCCGTTGATTCGACAAAAAAGAAATTATCAATTAGAACCGACAATGATGCCAATCATTGTTGGGTATGTGGATGGAAAGCCAGAAGCCTCGCACCTTTATTGCGAAAATACGGAACGCAAGAACATCTCAACGCGTATCGCGAATTAACTGGACAAGACGGAAAGTTTAATCTAATAACTGCAGATTTAGACAAACTTCAAAAAGTCGAACTACCTAAAGATTTTCGCTTATTAACATTAGCGAATGATGTGGATCCTGATGTCAAGGCGGCCTGGCGATACGTTTATTCTCGCGGTCTTACTGATAAAGATGCTTGGTATTTTAAGTTTGGAATATCAGAAGAACCAAGATGGAAACGTAGAATTATAATGCCGTCCTTTGACGCCGAAGGTAATTTAAATTATTTCGCTGCTCGGGCGATCGATAGAGATAGGAAACCTAAATACGATAATCCAGATATAGATAAAAACCCAATCGTGTTTAATGAAATAAACATTGATTGGTCGAAGCGATTAATACTTTGTGAAGGTCCGTTTGATCTAGTAAAATGTCCAGAAAATTCTACCGCGTTACTAGGGTCTGATTTAGATGAACGCCACGAAATTTTTAACAAGATTCTTCTTCATAATACACCGGTCGCTTTAGCGTTAGATGGTGACATGTGGCATAAAAAGATGCCGAAGATAGTGAAAAAATTCCAAGAATACAATATTGATATTGTTGTTGTTGATGTTAGACCGTGGGGAGACCCAGGTAGTATGACAAAATCTGAATTTGAAAAAGCCCTCGTCGAAGCGCAAGAGTTCGACTGGAATGATATGTTTGCAGATAGATTGAAGAAGGCAATGGAAACTAGTTTAAGATTGTAATAATTAATAACGATGAAGAACGCAACTCATAATAGTATCATATCAGAAGCTCGTCTTCGTCGGATAGTTCAAGAAGAAATTGAAAGAAAATATCTTATCGAAGAAGGTTTATGGGATGATGTTAAAGATGGCGTAAAAAAACTTTCTGATTACGTTACTCAAAAATTCAAATCAGTCGCGGTAGAATGGGCGAATACAATTAATGAAAAAATTGTTGGATTAGAAGAAGAAAAACCAGAAGGACTAGATCTCATCATATCGGCTGTTAAAGAAGGCATGAAACAATCTGGCGAATCTTTGCCTCTTAATGACGCGCTAAGGAAAGCCAAGAGCCTAGAGAAGGAAGCTTCTTTGTCTATAGTACAAGCAGACTTAGAGGGACCCGTTCACAACGCTGCAAAACAACTACAAAAATCTGAAAAAGCCATAGGCGAAGTGTATTCGATATTAAATACCAGCGAGTATGTTCGACAACACGAAATTTTAAACGAAATGGGACCAGAAACTATATTGGGTTTTGGTCTAGCAATCGTTGGAGGTTTACCTTTGCTATTTAAAGGATTGCACAAATTAGCGACTTATCTTAAGGCAACTAAGGTGGCGGAGTTATTTGAAAAAGCAGAGCATGTAGCCCACGCGTTTGAGGAAAAAGTTGTTGATTATGTAATTCCCGACAGGTTATCGTACGAAATCTACAAGTTTTTAAACAATAAAGGTTATCACGTTTCTTCCAAGGAAGAGTTATCTTCATACGAAGATTTTAAAATTGATGCAGATAAAACGGGAGCTCGTAAAAAAACAGAAGGCTTGGTTTATAAAGCATTGTTAATTTATTTTGCGATTAACGGTCTAATCAGCGTATTAAAGGCCGGCGCATCTCTTCTCGGTTTCGTTGAGGGTGGAGCCACTGCAGTTAAAGGTGTCGAATTAGCGCGTGGCGCTGAAGAGGTCGCAGGGATTATACAAGCTTCCAATGTTGCCGCTGCAACCGCAACGGCGGCTGCCGTATAGTTGAACAATGTTATAGTTTTAATATATCATTAATTGATGGTTAAAATTGCTCACACTGCCGATATTCATTGGCGTGGTTTAAGTCGACACGATGAATATAGAGAAATTTTTTCTACATTCATCAAAGATTGTAAAAAGAATAAAGTTGATCACATCTTTATAGGCGGTGATATTTTTCACACAAAAACTACGGGTATTTCACCAGAATATATTGATCAATTAACATGGTGGTTAGACTCGATGGCAAAAATCGCGCCAGTTCATCTAACACTAGGAAATCACGATGGTAATTTAGTTAATCTTTCGAGACAAGATGCAGTTTCGCCTATAGTACAAGCGCTAAATAATCCTGACGTCCACTTATACAAAAAGAGTGGTATATATGAATTTCAGCCAGGATATAACTGGTGTGTATATTCACTTTTTGATGAAGAGGGTTGGAATGACGTTAGACCGCAAAGCGGAAAAGTAAATATCGCATGCTATCATGGCCCGGTTCAAGGATCTAAAACTGAAGTAGGATGGGAAATGGAAGGAATGAATCTTGAATTTTTTAAAGATTATCCTTTCGTCATGCTCGGAGATATTCATCAAATGCAACATCTCGGATATCGAGATTGTTTAAATGGAAAAAAGAAACCGTGGATATCCTATCCTGGCACGCCAGTTCAACAAAATTATGCAGAAGAATTAGATCATGGTTATTTGCTTTGGGAAATTGATGATCAAAGAACTTGGGACGTCAATTTCAAAAAATTACCCAATCCAAAGCCTTATGTGACTATTCAGTGGAATGGTTCAACCAAGGATTTATTAACGACAGCGTCTATCCACCCGGACGGTTCTCGTTTTAGGATTAGATCCTCTGACGCTCTTGGGCAAAAGGACTTTCAATTAATTAGTGAAACGTTAAAAAATGCAAAGTTAGCCACAGAAGTAACTTTTAAATCAGATTTTATTGTAGATAAATCAGTTATTAAAACGGGCTCTTCGACGCTCGAAAAAGCCGATTTAAGAAATCCAGATGTTTTAACAAAGTTAATAAAAGACTATTATTCTAGCGCGCAAATATCTCGGCCCGAGTGGGATACTCTCGCTGAGCAAGTCAAAAATTGTCTTTCAAGCGTCACTGCACAGGATGATATTACTAGAAATTCAAAATGGTCGTTACGTTACCTCGCGTTTGATAACATGTTTGCATACGGACAAGATAATGTAATTAATTTCGATAACTTAAGTGGTATAGTCGGTGTTTTTGGACCGAATAGAGCTGGCAAATCTTCGATAGTCGGTACTTTGATGTATTCTCTCTTTAACGCCACGGACCGCGGACCCGTAAAAAATATTCACGTTTGTAACATTAGAAAACCGTATTGTTCCTCGAAAACTATCATTAACCACGATGGAACTGACTACGTTATTGAAAGACAAACTTCGAAAACAGAAAATAAAAAAGGCATCATAAACGCCTCAACTTCATTAAATGTTTTTAAGATTAGGGATGACGGCGAAGCAGAAGATTTGGCTGGTGAACAGAGAAACGACACAGAAAAAGTAATTCGCGCGCTAATCGGAAACCAAGAAGATTTTATGATGACTTCTTTAGCTGCGCAAGGTGAAACCAATCATTTTATCTCTCAAGGTTCCACAAAACGTCGAGCTGTGTTATCAAAATTTCTGGATCTCGATATCTTTGATAAAATGCACGAATTAGCAAATAAAGAATTGACGAGTTTAAAATCGCAATTAAAAAATTGTCCTGATAGAGATTGGCAAAACTTATTTGAAACGACAAGAAACTCAATCGCCGCCGCGAATAAACTAATCGAAGAATTAACACAACTTATCAAAGAAAAACAGCACGATCAATCGACGTTACAACTTGTGCTAGCTAAACGCAAGGATGTAACGCCAGTTACGAAAAATGAAGTTGAAGCACATCAACGACGAATATCGTCGTTGGAAACATTAGTCAATAATTGTGAAAAAGAAATACAGAAATTAAACATCGAAATCTTAGATTCTTCAAAAAAGTTAGATAAAATTTCTTTAGTAAAAAAAGAAAATGACATCAAAGATCTAAAACTTCGTCGCGACGCTTATAAAAGTCTCGAATCTACGCTACAAACGTTGCAGTACGCTTACGACAAAGAAGAAATTTCTTTGAAACAACACCAAAAATCTTTAAAAATTTTAGATGAAGTACCTTGTGGAGATGAGTATCCGACATGCAAATTTATCAAAGATGCTCATATCAGCAAGACTAAGGTAATAGAACAAACGAAGAAAACAGAACTAGCGAAAGAAAAACTAAAAGACGCCGCAAGTTCCTTAGATAAACTAAAAGAAGAAAATGTCGCAGATAAACTAGAAAAATTAGAAAAACTTTTAGAATTGGAAAATAAATTACTTCTAGAATCTTCTAAGAGAGAAGCTGCGCTCGAAAAACATCGCGTCAATTATGATTCTCAGGTCGATGAATTAAAAGAAGCCAAACAACGATTAAAGCACCTACAAGAAGCCTTAAAAAACGAAGAAAATGTAGAAGTTGTTTCCCTAAGGTCGAAAATAAAAATTATTTCTGACGACGTTGATGCTCTCTCTGCACAAAAATTAGCTGCTGCCACTCAAAAAGGTAGATTAGCGGCCAGCTTAGAAAAGTATGAAGAAGAAAAAAATGTAAGAGATAGTTTGTTAGAAAAAATGAAAGTTCACGAATTAGTAACTGGCGCTTTTTCTAAGAAAGGCATTCCTCTTATTATTATCAAAACACAGTTACCAATCATCAATGCTGAAATAGCGAAAATTCTACATGGCATAGTAGATTTTACAATTGAATTAGAAAATGATGAAGGCACGGATTCTTCTGAAATTTACATCAACTATGGTGATTCACGACGTATCGTAGAGCTTTGCTCTGGTATGGAAAAAACGATTGCATCATTGGCTATTCGCGCCGCGATGATCAACATATCGACGTTACCGAAACCCGACATCTTTATTATAGACGAAGGTTTCGGTACTTTAGATGATTCTTCGGTTGAAGCCTGCAATAGGTTGCTGACATCTTTAAAAAAATACTTTAAGACAATATTGATTATTACGCATGTTGATGGTGTGAAAGATGTTGTCGATCATGTTTTAGAAATAACAAAAAATGAAAAAGACTCAAAAGTCTTTTTTGGAGTTGATGCATGAGTGAATGGTCGTCTTATCCCAAAAATAGAAAAATTTGCCATAAAAACGGATATTCTTTGATAATACCTGATAATTGCGAAAATAAAAGCATGCCATTATTTTGCGATATTTGTGAAATAAGTTTTAGCAACAAAGAAGATGAAAAAACTTATAAAACATTTGGTTGTTGTAGCGCCTGCGCAGATACGTGGGTTTATTCTCATAAAACAGAATGGCAAAATGGATGGCGACCAGACAAAGACAAAATAGAAAAAGCCGTTAAAAAACGGTTTTTTATTAATCCTCATATTGTCTTCGAGTAAGAGCTGTATATTTAAGTGTTGGAGATACTATGCCTAAAATCGATTACAATGCATTAGGCCAAGCCATAGACACGACATGGGGCCGCACATCTACGCCTAAGACCGCATCATATTCTGTGAAATTTTCTTTGGCTGGCGACGTTTTAGTAGCTTCTTATCAAGCTATCGTCAATTTTGCTTCTGAAAAAGAAATGATAGTAATGAAGCGAATGTACGAAGAAGAATCACGCGGCGTTATTGCAGAAGTTCTTAAACGAGTAAAGGAAGTCTATAAAGATCTATCAGGTGAAACCTTAACGACGAGCGAATACAACACTACGACGTCCGTAGAAATAATCGGATTTAACGTTCACAATCCAAAAAGAACGGCCTATATTCGTAGAAAGACTTCTTTCGAAATAGCATGACGCAACCTCTTACCAGAAACGAACAAATAAAGGAGATCGTACGATGTGGAAAAGATCCGGTCTACTTTATGAAAAATTACGTAAAAATCCAGCACACTGTGCGTGGGCTTATTCCTTTTGAAACTTACGATTTTCAAGATGACTGTGTAAAGAACTTTCAAGAAAATCGTTTCAACATAGTTCTTAAGTCTCGCCAGTTAGGATTATCAACTGTTACTGCCGCATACGCGGTATGGTTTGCGATTTTCAAAAAAGATAAAAACGTCTTAGTTATTGCGACCAAGTTATCTACGGCAATGAACTTCATTAAAAAAGTGAAGATCATGTTAGATGGCTTACCAAAGTGGTTACTTCTTACTAAATTCGAGCCTACCAAACAAGCTATTAGATTCGATAATGGTTCACAAATTAACGCTATTCCAACGTCGCCCGACGCCGGTCGTTCAGAAGCGCTATCTCTATTGATCGTCGATGAAGCTGCGTTTATTAGAGACTTTGAAGACATTTGGACTGGTCTATATCCCACCTTGTCCACTGGCGGCAATGCGATCATTATCTCTACCCCCAATGGCGTCGGCGGTCAATACTATCGTCTCTGGATGGACGGAGAAACGAAACAGAATGAGTTCAATACCACCAAACTTGCTTGGTGGGTCCACCCAGAACATGATCAAGAGTGGTTCGATAAAGAGACAAAAAATTTACCGAAGCGCAAGGTAGCTCAAGAGTTTCTTTGCGACTTTATCTCATCAGGAGATACGTTTCTACAGCCAAGCGACCTTGAAACCATAAGAGAGTCAATTCGACCACCATTAGAAAAAATCGGTCCTCAGTCGGCTGTTTGGATATGGAGGCGACCTGAATCGGGCAGCAAATATGTTATTGCCTCGGATGTAGCGAGAGGAGACGCCGGAGATTTTTCAACATTTCATGTTGTCAATAATTCAACTTGCGAAGTTGTTGCAGAGTATATGGGCAAAATACCGCCAGATAAATTAGCAGACTTATTATTCGAATACGGCAAACTATATAACGACGCGTTAATATGCCCGGAACAAAATACTTTTGGTTATTTTACTTGCGTCAAATTAAGAGATAACGGTTATCCGAGACTATATTACCAAGGTGCTTCGGGAGACCCATTCGAATTTAGACCAACAGACCCTAACGCGGTACCTGGTTTTTCAACGCAAACAAAAACGCGAGGCCAAATATTGGCAAAACTAGAAGAACTGGCTAGAAACAATAAAATTAAGATTTATTCACAACGTCTATACGACCAATTGCAAGCTTTCGTCTGGAACGGCGCGAGGGCTCAAGCTGCAAAAGATGCTCACGATGACCTTATCATGAGTCTCGCAATCGCTGCATGGCTGGTTGCAGGAGATTCTATAGCAAATGAACAAGCAACAGCATTAGCATATGCGATGTTAAAAGCGACGAAGGTCGAACAACAAAATAATATGCCAGGCGATATTAAATCAGTTAAACCTGTTCCCAATGCTATGATGAGTGGATTTAATCCGAGAGAGGCGCATAAGCCTAAAGACCCTTCTCAAATTAAACATGTTGACGTTACAGATTTTTCTTGGCTATATAGATAAATTTATAGCTTGAAGAGAATATCTATTAAAGTTAAGGAATCGATATGCCAAAGATAACAATTTCGCAACTAAGAAGAATTATTTCAGAAGAAGTTAAAGTTTTGAAGGAAGGCGACCGCGAAGATCAAGCTGCAACAATGGCTCAAAACGCTAGCAAGCTTCTTAAAGCAATCGAGTCTTTTAAGTCAGTGGCGTCTGCAAAAGCAAAATCTAGCGCGGACGCAAGTGCAGTTGCGCTAGACAAACATTTATTAGAAACCGAAAAAATCTTGAAAAGAATAGTAGTTTCACCGATGGAGTACGTCGATGGTCCTAAGACTCCACCTTCGACAACGGGGGCTTCCGGGGATGAAAAAAAGGTTTCAGTAAAACCGACAACCAAAGCCGTCGTAGGAGCATAAAAAGTATACGATCGTTTTTTTAGTATTATAACTAACGAAAGAAGAGCCATCTCCCTAATTGGAGAGGCAAGAAATCATGATAAAAAAAGAACCGCAATCGTTATTTCAAAGATTATCGAAACTTTTTAAAAGTGGTCCTGTAGTAAAACGCAAGCTTAGAACTCTCGATACCACTATCGCCGTTGCCGACAAAACGAAATCTTCAGGCGCGTTACTATTTCAAAAATCTTTAGCTCCTTCTTACGCAACGATAACAGCGAACGCGTATAACCTCTCTGAACGCTTGATGAGATATCAAGACTTCAGCGAAATGGAATACACGCCAGAAATAGCCGCGGCGATGGACATTTATGCTGACGAGACCGTAGCACAAGATGACAAAGGCCGCGCATTACACGTCTATTCTGACAACGAGAAGATCAAAGAGATCCTAGAAGACCTTTTCTACAATACTCTCAACGTCGAATTCAACCTAAGATCCTGGGCACGTAATCTTGTAAAATATGGAGACTTCTTCCTCTACAACGACGTATCACCACAATATGGCGTCATTAACGCTTTCCCTATCCCGGTAAACGAAATTGAGAGAGAAGAAAATTACGATCCCAACGATCCATTCGCAGTGAGATATCGATGGGTCACCTTAGGTAATAGAACATTAGAAAACTGGGAAGTAACTCACTTTCGTTTACTCGGAAACGATATGTTCCTTCCTTACGGTTCTTCCGTCATAGAGCCGGCCCGACGTATCTGGCGTCAGCTAATTCTTATCGAGGACGCGATGTTGGTTTATCGCGTTGTTCGTGCACCGGAGCGGCGCGTTTTCTATATTGACGTCGCGAATATTCCGCCAGAAAACGTTCCAATGTATGTCGAGGAGCAACGCAAAAATCTTCGCACTAATCAAGTAGTAGATAGAGCAACGGGTCGTTTAGATCTTCGCTATGCTCCGCTAAGCATAGAGGACGATTATTTTATACCTGTTCGTGGAGGAGAATCTGGTACTAGAATTGACACCCTGGCAGGCGGGCAAAACGCCGCGGCGGTAGAAGACGTAGCATATATTCAGAAAAAACTATTTGCTGCTTTGAAGATACCACGCGCATATTTAGGATACGATGAGATGTTGGCGTCTAAAGCGACTCTTGCGCAGGAAGATATTCGCTTTTCTCGAACCATCAACGTTGTTCAAAAAGTTCTTATATCAGAGCTTAATAAACTCGCGATAGTTCACTTATACGCGAATGGTTTTGACGCCGAAGATCTTCAAAACTTTACATTGCGTCTTTCTAATCCTTCTACTGTCGCGCAACAACAAAAACTAGAACTTTGGCGCTCCAAATTCGAAATAGCTGGATCGATACCAGAAGGCATGGGTAGCAAACAATTTGCTCGTAAAATGATTTGGGGTCTTACAGACGAACAAATAGGCGAAATAGACGAGCAGCGTTATCAAGAAAAAATCGTTGATCAAACGATAGACGCTGCAAAACCGGAAGAAGAACCTGCTGCAGCGAGTGGCAGTAAAGAAGAATCTGCTGGTGAAGAAGAAACTCCACCGGCCGGTGAAGAAGAGACAGGCGGAGAAGAAGCAGGCGAAAGTTTATTTGCGGGCGATGATATATCACAAAAACATATCGATGTAGAGCTGTTAACAAACGGCGACGATCTAGAAGAATTTATGCCAGCATTATTCGAAAAAGACAAATTGCCAGTAAAGGCACAATCGCAACTAAAAAAAGCTTTATACGATCAAAGCCGCAGAAAAAAATACCAGGATCACATGCCAGACTTCAAGGGTATGACAGACTATGACGCAGACGGGATGGGCATGAAGGACCCGCACGGAATGGCTGATTTAAAAAGAGCGATTAATCCCCTCAAGGAATCTCACTCATTTGAAGAAGATTATATTCGTCCAAATTTACCAATATCGTTACAATCGACACTTCAAAAAATGTCTACCGCATTACGAATAACGCAACGACAAAATTCAGGTTTACTTTCAGAAGAAATAAACGATCAAACATTAATTACCGAAGAAAACGATCTATTTAATATTGATGGAGATTGAAAGGGCGTACGATGTCAAAAACGCACAACAAAAAAAGAAACACTGCTTTGCTATACGAATTTTTGATAAGGACTATTTCAAGCGCCCTTGTTGAAGACAACAAACGAAAGTCGTCGACCGCCTTGAAAATTCTTCGTAGATATTTCAAGCCAGGTACTCAACTGTATAAAGAATTTCGTATTTTTAACGCGTTAGTAAAAACCACAGTTAGTGGAGACCCTGTCGCGACATCGATTCTTAAAGAAGCAAGAGCTGCGATCGAATCTTTGGATTACGATACGTTGGATAGAGAAAAATCTCTATTGATACGTAGTATCAATCACATGATTAAAGACGAAAATTTCTATGATCAACCAATTGCAGAATATAGATTGTACGCAACAATACAAACTTTATTTAATGAATGGAGAAAACCAATTGGTACAGCTGATATTGTGTCACTTGCTAGTTACGAAAATCGATTACGCGAATGGTTAATAACGGAAAAGAAAAAAGAAGATCACACATTAATAGACGAAACGCCTGGAACCACTCGTCTTCTTATGAAGGTCATGATGAAGAAATTGAATGAAAAATATTCGACGACTTTAAATAACGACCAAAGAGAGATCATCAAGGCATACGCTTTTTCCACCGCTAATGAAGATCAAACAACTATCAAGAGAAAGTTAGAAGAAGTTCGCAGCGGGCTTCTTGAAGCGATTGACGTTTATACGGTTCAAAAACATGACAATACTTTTGTTGTCGATAAACTACAGGATACAAAATCGAAAATACTGTCAGAATCTCTTGATTCTGTGGACGATTCTACAGTATCAAAATTCATGTTGTATTCCACACTGCGTCAAGAACTTACAGAAAACGAAGGAGAAGAGTCATGAAAGACTTGCGCCTATTAAATTCTTATGAAATCTTCGATTATACGCCGGAGATGATTAAAGAATCTCGCGAAAAGAACAACGGTAAGGTAATGATGAAGGGCATATTGCAAAAAGCAGATACGCTAAATCAAAATGGTCGTATTTACCCGCAGCATGTTCTTGAAAGAGAAATTCGCAACTATCAAAAGTTTATTGTAGAAAATAGAGCGCTAGGCGAACTCGATCATCCAGATTCATCTGTCGTTAATCTCAAAAATGTTTCTCACGTTATTCGTGAAGCTTATTTAGAGGGTGGAACAGTATACGGTACTGTCGAATTACTAGATACGCCTTCGGGTAAAATTCTTCAATCCCTTGTTGGATCAGGCGTAAAACTTGGTATTTCTTCTAGAGGAGTTGGTTCTACAAAAAAACAAGGCGATTATCACGTCGTGCAAGATGACTTTCAACTTATATGTTGGGATTATGTTTCCGAGCCATCAACGCCGGGGGCGTTTATGCTTCCAGAGGGTCGCAGGATTACTTCTGCTGAACTCCAAAAAGTCTTTAATAAATCAGATAGAATTGACAGAATATTAAATGATATAATTTCTTATGGAGGCAAGTGATGGGACTAAAAGATCCAAGAATCGGATATAATTCAGTAACTGAATTCGTGGGATCAGGTCTTCCATGGGTCATCACAGGTACTGCGGCTGCGACTGTTACTAAACATTCGTTCGATAAGGTTACGAAACATCTTAAAATTAGTAATTCAGCTGCAGCTGGTGATTATCTTAGAGTAGGATTTACTGAAAATGGTGTTAATGGCGTTGGAGCAAATTACTATTACAAAGTAAATGGAGGCCAAACGCTAGAATTGGACGCACGAATAAAAGAAATATTTATTAAGCGCGACGGTGCGACGGATGCAGCGTACAGCTTATATTGTGAACTTACGAACATAGACGCAGATATGATGCCAATCTTAACTGGTTCTATAGACGGTTCTACTTTCTGGAATGGTATAGGTTGAACATGGGTATTACTAAACAACAACTAAAGTCTATCGTTAAAGAGTGTTTGGTTGAGATTTTGGCTGAAGGTATGGGTTCTTCTACAGGCGCATCGATAAATGAAGCGGCTAGAAAATCGCCGACACACCCGCCCGTTTTATCGACTTCAAGTGTATTACGACAAAATGCATCAAAAATAAAGCTGCAACAAACTTCCGCGATAAAAGAAGCTATCCGCCGAGAAGCCGGCGGTAATGATGTAATGGCGTCTATCTTGGCTGACACTGCAGAAAAAACTTTGCCGACCATGTTAGAAAACGATAGAATGAAAGCACCGATGCCAAGTGGAAAAATAGAAAACTTGGTCGCTTCTCATAATCCAGAAGATTTATTTGGCGAAGAGGCTGCATCGAAATGGGCAGATTTAGCTTTTATGGGTACGTCGAAGAAATAATAATAATTTTTTCGTAATTCCTTTTTTTCAGAATATTTAGCAATGCTGTACGGAGAACACTAATGAAACTAACAAGCAATTTATTAAGGAAAATTATAGCTGAAGAAGTTGCCAAGTTCGGCGACATGGAATCAACTGAGGAGCGTGCTTCTGATGCAGAAGAAGTTGCCGCTGACGAGTTTGGTTCTGATAAAGCTCTTGAAAAAAAGATCGACTATATTAAAGCTCTTAAAATCGAAGAGACACGTCTTCGCAATAGACTTAAGAAAATAGTCGAAACACGAGCTCGCATCCTTCGTGGTATCTGACTTGATTATCCTTGAAAGGCGGTAATTATTATGGGAACACCAGGTAGCGGACGATATACAATTTATTTACCTACAAAAACTGCAAAACTTGACAGGCTGTCGAAGCTTTTCAAGGGAGGGTTAAATGGTCTATACGACGGAAAAGAAAATAATGCCGCTGCGGCCGAAGCAGCAGTCGCTGTTGCGAAAAACTTTATCAATGGACAAGGCGATAAAGAAATGTTTGGTAATGGAGTAGACCTTGGTTACGGAGTAAACAATGGTACGGTTCCAAACACCGCAGAGGTAAAATGGAATAAAGCAGGCGATCCTGCTAGCCCGTACTTCGCCGATCTTACTTCGCCAGGACCTGGTAAGACAGACGGCGTAGATAAAGATGCAGATCCAAAAATATCTCCCGAAGACATCAAGCAAAGCTTTGATACGAAAAATCCAAGCGTCAATACCACATCACCTTCTGCTACTGCTCCTAGACTTGGGACAGTATCTCTGGGCGAAAATTTACAACGCGGTAAAAGCTCAGTTGAATAATCAATATTCAAACGATAATTAAAAATAAGAGAGGCACTAGAAGGTATGTCGAAACAATTATATGAAGAGGCTTTAGCCGACGTAAAAAAGCTAAAAGAAATTGCTGAAGATAACGCCAAGAAAGCGTTAATCGAAGCAGTTTCACCGCGAATAAAGGATTTAATTGAAGCAGAACTTCTAAGAGAAGCCTCAGATGAAGAATCCAAGGAAGATATTCTTACTGACGACAGTTTGGAATCTACAGTAGTAGTGCCAGCGACCGATGAAGTACCTGTCGAGACTGATCCTAGCGTCGCTGCTGCAATGTCGTCGCCTGACGAAGAAGGAAAAGTCACATTAGATTTAGACGATATAAGCGTTGAACCTTCTACCGTCTATGATCAGTATGAGTTGAGCAACGAATCGATAAAATTGCTAAACCCGATCGTTGAAAAACTCAACGCGTCAACCGCTCTTAAGATAGAGTCAAAACTTTTTCAACTTAACGAAGCGGTAGAAAAGTTTTTGGAAGCTAGCATATCCATAAAGAAAACTGCTAACTACCAAAGAAAAATCTTAGAGATGGTCTCTGAGATTGAAACCGTTTATGAATACTTGCAGGAATCTGCAGGGAACCTTCAAGACAAAGGAGTCTACGAAGGAAAGTTAGAAAAATTATACCAACAACTCAACAAGCTCGTGGAGCGTTACAACATGAAAAAGAATCTTAAATCATTAACTGAGGCTGAAATAACTCTAAAACTCACAAACGTCCCCGACGAAGTAGGTGATCAATTAGACGATCTCGGCGTCGACCTCGTTACCGATGAAGCTGGCGAAGAACCTGCCGAAGAGGAATCTGAGGAAGGTGGAGATGAACTTGACCTCAGCGATGAAGAAGGCTCTGCAGGCGAAGGCGAGGAAGAAGGAGAATCCGAGGAGTTAGACCTCGGCGACGAAGAAGAAAAAGCTGAGGAGGCTCAAAAAATGGAATCAAAACGTTTAAGCTACAACACAATAGTAGAAATTGATGAAAACATGCTCCGTCGCGAAATAGCTCGTATGCGTTCCCTTCGCGAAGCGGCCGATGACGCACAATCTTGGGGACATGGCCCAGGCGACGTCTCTGACGAGTTCGAAGATGAAGAAATGGGAGACCCTTTTGTCGATATTGATTTATCAGAATCACAAGATCAACAAGATGAAATGGACGACCGACAGGAATGTGGTGAAATGGACGAGTTAGATCAAGAAATAGATGAAATGGATGAGTTAGATCAAGAAATAGATGAAATGGACGAGTTAGATCAAGAAATAGACGAAATGAACGAGTTAGATCAAGAAATGGACGAATTAGATCAAATGTTGCAGGGTCAACAACAGAAGAAGCAACAAGGTCAACAACAGAAGAAGCAACAAGGCCAGCA